TTGGGCGTCGAGCGTGGCAAAGTTTGATCGTCTTCGCAATCTGGCTTGCGCTGACGGTCGCGTTAGAGGCGCTTTTGTCTTTGCCGGCGGGTCCGCCACAGGACGCGCGTCTAGTTACGGCGCGCAGGTTCACAACTTCACACGTAAATGCGCAGATGATCCCGCCAGCGTGCGACACGCGATGGTGCGAGGCCACGCCATCGTGCCGAAATACGGACGGCGCGTTACAGACGTATTGCGTGGTATGCTGCGGCCCGCTCTGATTCCGGCTAAAGGTTCTTCGCTCGTCGTCGCTGACTGGTCAGCCATTGAAGGCCGCGTCAATCCGTGGTTGTCCGACAGGGGCGACAAGAAGCTACAGCATTTCCGCGAAGGTCTCGATGTTTACAAAGTCAATGCCGCGAAGACATTCAACGTGTCGTATGACGACGTGAACAAGGAACAGCGTCAGATCGGCAAGGTGCAGGAACTGGCTTGCGGATTCGGCGGCGGTATCGGCGCGTTCGCTGCGATGGGCCGCGTCTATGGTGTGAACCTGCCCGAGCCGCAGGCGCGCAAGATGGTAAACGGCTGGCGGTTGGCGAACGACTGGGCCCCGCCGTTCTGGCGTGATCTGGAAGTTGCATACATTCGTGCGCTGCGCAACAAAGGAAAAGAGTTCACCGCAGGAAAGATAACCTACCTCGCAGACGGCAAGCATCTTTGGTATTGCCTGCCGTCTGGCCGTGTGCTTTGCTATCCGTTCGCCCGATTTGAAGACGATGGCGGCATTACATACGCGAAGGCGTCATGGAAGCCTGCCGCGGATGCGAAGGAATGGCCCCGTGCGCGTCTATGGCCCGGCTTGGCTTGTGAGAACGTCACACAAGCGACCGCCCATGACCTTCTTCGTGAGGCTCTTCGCCGTCTTGACGGTGTGGTTCTGCATGTTCACGACGAGATCGTTATTGAGACTGACCAGCCGGAAGAAGCCAAAGCAAGATTAGAAGAAGTAATGACAACGCCGCCGTTCTGGGCAGCAGGATTGCCGCTCGACGTAGAAGCGAGCGTTATGGAGAGGTATGGGAAATGACACTCTTTGAATACTTTACAAGCCTCGCTCCGGAAGGCGAGACAGCGCTGATCGTCAAACAGATCGACACTGGCAAGCTGCACGCTGACGGAACGCCGCGCTACACATGGCCGGCTTACATGCCATCGCACAAGCGCAGGGATGGTGAGAGCTGGTTCATCAATACCGGATCGTTCATCATCGACCGATTCAAGAACGGCAAGCCGTCCGCCAGCGTGGCGAACTGCACGCATGTTCTGTTTATGATGTTAGACGACATCGGCACGAAATCGAAGACGCCGCCGCTCGCGCCGACTGCTATCGTTGAGACGAGCCCCGGCAACTTCCAATACTGGTATGCCTACAGCGATCAACCTACGGTTGAGCAGCACTGCGCCGCACTGTCAGCTATAGCGCGTGCAGGCTACACCGATCCGGGCGCGACTAACGCCGTGCGTAATTGCCGTCTTCCGGGCAGCGTAAACCAGAAGCCCGGACGCGAGGCGTTCGAGTGCCGTGAGGCGGTATTCGATCCAGACATTGAGTATACACTGCAAGAGATATGCGAGGCGCTTGGCGTTACGCCCGACGAAGAAAGCAGCCGCGCGAATCATTTACGTCTTACGGATACCGGAAACGATGACGTGATGGCGTGGCTTAACGAGCAGGGGCTTGTTACGTCACGCGTAAACAGTGAGGGCTGGTGCGGCGTTGTCTGTCCGAACCATGCCGAGCATACAGACGGCCAGTTAGAAGCCCGCTACATGCCGCAGTCGCGTGCGTTCTGTTGCTACCATGGCCACTGCGAACATCTTGACAGTAATTACTTCTGCGACTGGGTCGCCGAGCAAGGCGGCCCGAAGCACCGGCCGGGGATCCGCGAGGAATTGATCGCCGAGGCGATGAAACCGCTCAGCAGTCTGAAGCCGACGAAGGCGAATCCTGACGTGGCGGCCGAGATCATCGCCGAGACCGAGCGCAAGCAGGCTGGCCGTGAATCGCGCAGCGAGTGGCACGACCGCTTCGCCTATATCATTTCAGACGACGCTTACTTTGACCGGCATACGTGCAGCGAGATCAGCCGCAAGGCGTTCAACGCTCTGTTCAAGGGCGTTGAGTGCGTGGTGTCTAACTCTGAGGGCAAGAAGCGCCGCATCGAGGCGTCGTCGTGGTTCGACACATTCCGTGAGGACAAGGGCGCTTACGCCCTGCACGGGCTGACCTACGCAGCCGGCGAGGACTGGATGGTCACGAAGGACGGGCTCGTCTACGGCAACATGTGGCGCGACGCCCGGCCGGAGATCAAGAGCGCGGGCGACCCGCAGCGGTGGATCGACCACTGCCAACGTCTCATTCCCGACGAGCATGAGCTGGAGCATATATGGGATGTGATGGCCTATAAGGCCCAGCACCCGAACATAAAGATCAACCATGCGATCCTGCACGGCGGCAAGGGCGGCTGTGGCAAGGACACCATGTGGGCACCGTTCATCTGGAGCGTGTGCGGGCCGCACGAGAAGAACAAGGGCTTGATCGACAACGACAGCCTGACAAGCCAATGGGGCTACCAGTTAGAGTCGGAAATCGTCGTCCTTAACGAGCTGAAGGAACCCGACGCCAAGGACCGCCGCGCGCTTGCGAACAAACTGAAGCCGATCATCGCCGCGCCGCCCGAGACGCTGGTCATTAATCGCAAGGGCTTGCACCCCTATCAGATGGTCAACCGGCTGTTCATGCTGGCGTTTACCAACGAGGACATGCCGATCACGCTCGACTCTGACGACCGGCGATGGTTCTGTGTGTGGTCCGACGCGGCCAAGATGACGCCGGCCGAGGCGCAGGCAATGTGGGGCTGGTATCACAAGGGCGGCTTCGAGGCCGTGACAGGCTGGCTGCGTGCGCGGGATGTGTCGAAGTTCAACCCGCAGGCGATCCCGCCCATGACGGAATACAAGACTAAACTGATCTATGTCGGCATGAGTAACGCTGAGAGCCACGTCTACCACATGATCGAGAAGGGCGAAGCGCCGTTTAACGTCGATGTTATCAGCGGGCCGTGGCATACGTTCCTGGCCAAGCTGAACGATCCGATGGACAACGCTACTCGTGTCGTGCGCCCGGCGCTGTTCCATGCGCTGAAGGAAGCGGGCTGGGTTGACAAGGGGCTCTGTTACTCGTCAGATCTGCCGTCAAAAAAGCATTGTTTTGTGAAACCGCGTCTGGCGGAATGGAACCGGTCGGACGTAAGGCGTGCGCTGGCCGACATAACGGGCGAAGGGAAGGATAGGGAAAATGTCGTCTCCCTCGCTGAACGTGTATCCAATATTCCTAAAACATCTGGGTGACTTGACCGAGGCCGTCGAACTTTACCTTGACTGGGCGTCCAGTCCGGGGGACGATGAGTGTCCGTCTGAGCTGATCGACCAGCTATGCCACGCGCATGAGCAGGCTCGGGCGCTACTGGACGGGCTTGGCTATGGTTCAGAACCTAATTGATCTGGTGGTTTGCTTCGGTGCATTGCTGCTAGAATACGGGTGCGGGTCGCTTCGTCCCGTATCTCGTCCAGCGCCGATTCGAGCGCGAGTCGCAGCCGTGCGGCCTCGTCCAACGCCCCGGTGATGGTCCACTGGGCGCGTTGACGCGCCTCGGAATATCCGGCAAGGTATGCTTTCGAAACCTCTTGCTGGAGCGCCTTCAGACGTTCCTCGTATTCGGGTGCGTTCATGCCAAAGCCCTCCGGCCGGATTGAATACATGCGGCAGGCCCCTGCGTCCAGCGATCCTATCGCGGATTTTCTGGGCAAGTCTCCCGAACAGCAGGCATTCTGGGAGCGCGCGCGGGCGTTTCAGCAGTCGCAGGACTATAGCGGGCTCGACGACACGGGCGCGGGCGTTGACGCGTATCTACGCAAGGAAGAGATGCGACGGCGGTTGCTGTCCTATTTGCAGCCCTATCTGGAAATGACCGGGCTCTATCAAAACACCATGGCCCCGCCGCCGCAGAATATGATGCGCGGAATCTTTGGCCTACGTCAGCGCGGTCAATAGAACCCGGACCAACTTCTCACCTTTTGGGCTTAGGTAGACCTCTGTCGCCCGCGCGTCGGTTGGCGACGGTTTCTGTGTTAGCAACCCCAGCCCCTCCACTCTAACGCCCTTGCTGTAGGTGCGCCCGCGCGAGCCCAGCCGCGAGATGAGATGCGACGCGGCGGCTTTCTCTATCTTCAGCCGGTTTGCATAGGACACGGTCCCCTCGCCCGGATACAGCGCCACCGTCAGAATAAATTCCATCTGTGCGGAAGTCATGTAGGGGCTCATTCTGCGGAATATTTTTACTAGTCTGTGTATATTTTCCATTAGACTACCTTTCAGGGAAAGAAAACGCCCGGCTGATTAGGCCGGGCAGTTGGGGAGAAAACGCGGGACGATCTAGCACGCGCCGTCGCCCATGTAAAGCAGGTCGAGCCTGCGCACGATCTCCTGTTCTGTCATTATGGGATGTTCTGGCGCGGATGGCTCCACAGTGCGCCAGAAAGCCCACAGGGGCGGGTTTACCTGATATGCCGGTATGTCCCTTGGCAAGTCAGGGATGACGGCCTGTAGGGCCTCGTATTGCTCTTCGAAGGTCATTTTACCCCCAATAGTATTTCGATCAGGACAGCTATGATCACAGCGAACATGGTATCATCTTTCTTCATAGGTGCGGACTCCCCGCAGGACGGCGGCGTGCGTGCGGCGCATAACGCGCCCGATGGCGGGATAGGACGCTTTAAGTTCCGTCCGCGCCCTCCACATGATCTTCTGACGGATCGCGCAGCGCCACATCATCCTGTCGTGGTTTATCAGCACGCCCACGGTCGTGCCGTTCGCCTTCGCTTCTTCCTCGAGGATCCGCATGATCTTTTGGTCTATCTCTTCCACTAAAATCTCCTTCGATTGCGAACGTCAAAGCCCGTGCGGCCACGAACAAGGCGCGGTCGTCGGCTTTCGGCAGGTAAATCTGACCCCACGGCAAGCCGTCGGCGTCGTACATGGTCAGTGTCTTACGCTCATTCTGCCATGTTACTTTGGTAAGGTAGACGCGTCGCATTTGCGTGACTCCAGTTCTGCCCGTATCAGGTCCATGCGTAGCGTGTCGGTCTCATTGCCTAGCATGACCGTCAGCGCGCCCTCTGATAGCACCTTAAGCGCCGCCCGGTAGGGCGCGTAGTCTTCCCATAGTTCTTTCATGTAGCCCATGTCTCTAGCCTCCTATGATGTATGCCGTTATGAGCATGACGGCGGACGCGGCGACAGCCGCGCCCAGTATGATGGCTTCAGTCGTCCGCATGATTCAGACAAGCCTCGATCAGTTTTTCGTCCTTATACAGGGCGGCTTCAATGAGGGGATAAAGGGGGTGCTTCGTGTCAAGCATAAGCCCCTTCTCGCCTAACGCGAGCGGATCCAGTTCGATCGAGTGTATGCACCAGTCGCCGATCGTCCACCGTGGCCATCCGCTGTCGGGATCGGGCGGCTCTAGCTGGAAGTTTACGTCCGCGACGCCACTGGCGACGATGTTACAGCCGGGTAAGACCTGAAGGTCTTCGAAGTAGTATTCGAGATTAGCCATTAGACCATACCCCCAACCAGTATTCTTCCGATTCTTCGTCGTAAAGATCATTTACTTGCGCCCGCAATAGCTCTAGCAGCGGCGAGCGCGGTTCTAGTGTTTCGAGATGGTCGCGAAGCGCCTCGAATACGTCCAGGTCCAGTTCAATGGTCAACATCGTGAGTCTCCCCATAAGATTGCAACATCTCGAGCCGTTCAAGCTCGCGATAGAGCGCGGCGGCGCGGTTTACGTCGCCGGCCCATAGGGCGTCCTGTATCTCGCGCCGGACGCGCATGATCTCGGACCATAAGGGGCGCGGGTTACTCGCCATAGTAGAAGCAGCGCGCGTAGGTCAGGAGCGTCTCTTGTGACGCGTCGAGGTATTGCGACCAAGGCGTCCCCCAATCCTGCACCTCCAACCACGCGCGGTGCGGCTCGAAGAATTCGTCCAGCTCGCCGCATATGCGCACGGACGGTCCGCCGGTCGATATGAGGATACAAAACTTTTCCGCCGTCAGCGTGTCTGCGGGCGACGCCCAACCGCTTCTGACTTCGACCGATAGCGCATCCTCCTGAATTATATATTCAGCGTCGTCACGGTCGGCGCAGTCGCCTGCTGCGGCTTTCAGCTCGGCCAGTTCCTCACGCTCGTCGTCGTCCAATGCCTCCCGGTCGCGCAGCTCTTCGAGCCGGGCATAGTCGCATTCGAGCGCCTCGACCATGGCCACGATGGACGCATAGGCGTCGCGTCCGATTTCTTTCAGATTGTCTGTCATTGTAGTCTCTCCTATGTGCGTTTGTTATGATAGCGCCGCGCATGGCGCGACACCAGTGATTATCAGACAAGGCGTCCGTCAGCGTAAAACTCATAAGCGATGGCTTCCAGACTGCCGTCGACGCCTTCGTCCGATAGCTGGTAATCCATATCGTCGCGCCACGCGCGGAATCCCGCATCTAACGCCATGTCGAATGCGTGTTTGGCGTCGCCCGTTTTTTCGAACTGGTCGTAAAATGTCGACCACAAGTCATAATCCAAACAATAGCCTGTAGGATTATGTTCCCTATCAAAGTCGCGCAGCTTGCGCCCGCGAAAGTGGGAATTGTCGGCGTCGGTCGAATATGAATAGGGGCTATACGCGCCGATCTCCCATTTCGTCAGGCGAACGCCGAAATGCGCGCAGAAGGCTTTGACGCTCGCGAGACTCTCGTCAAGCCAGCAATATTCAAAACCGTCGCGCCACCAATTGCGCGCGCGTTCCTTGGCGTCGTCTGATAGTTCATCGAATGTGTAGATTTTTACTGTTGCCGTTCTCATTTGCCTTGTTCCTTTGTTACAGTTAGGCGGAAAGAGCCGCGATAATTGCGCCAGCGATGGCGAAGCAGGTCTGGATCGCGTCGACCATGGTCGGCATTGTTAGCGCGCCTCGATCGCGTATTGATAGATCGCGTCGCCCTTGGCGGTCATCATATCGATCGCGTCATTGGCCGCGTCAACTTCGCGGTCAATGATCGAATAGCCGCGCTCGCGCAACCAGTCGATCGCGAACGCTTCCGCCTGCGAACGGCGCGCGAAACCATCTCTGATAACGCGCCAACGCGGGCCAGTTTCAAGCTCTTTGAACGTGTAGGTCACTGGACTGTCTCCTTGTGTTCGATGATCACAAGATAGCGCGGGGTTGAGCGCACGTCAACAGAAAAATACGGGTTGCGTAAAATTTATTTCAGCGTAATAATACAGTCATCGTAATTTCAGGAGACAGTCATGCCTAAGCCTCAAACACTATGGAATGAAGAAATCCGCTCTTATGAGCAGCTCGACACTTCGCTGCGCGCGCTTGCTCAAACGGACAAGCTCACGTCTACGCAATACAATGTCGCGAAAGATCTGCTCCGCTCGCGCATTCCCGCGCACGTCATTATCGAGCAGCGGACGCCCAAAAGCGTCACTGTGTTTAGGCTGAATGGCGAGTGTTTGCGTATGAACAATCGCGCAAAAGTGATTACTAAATAAAGAAAAAGTTACTTTTACGCTGACCGTAATAATACGGTCAGCGTAAATATCTTTGGGGTTAGTCGCCTAATTGTGTATGGTCTAGCTGTGAGTTAGGCTGAGGAAACGCGCGCGATTACCGGGCTTTATACTATTTGTGCTATTTTAGAGATTAGAGGTCAAAAAAAATATTAGTATACATATAGAATTACAGTTAGTGTAAAATTACGCTTGTTTGCTATAGCAACCCAAAACCTCTTTGCTATATCGCCTAATAGCATAACCCACCAAAATGGTAGACTATGCGAGCGGTCGCCTGGGCGCGCGTTATTTGCCCTCGCGCAAAAAGTTTGACTCGACTTGAAACCAAACCGCCTAAACCGCCTAACCCTTTCTGTTTACGTAAACACTATAACTTGAGCGTTGACATACGTTGACATTAAGCTGTTGACATTGAGCAGTAGACATTCAGGGCGGGGGAGCTGGGCCTTGGGCTCTCCGTTAAGAAATACGCAGGGACTGCACAAAATTTTTATTTTTTACTGCTGTAATGTAAACAAGTTTTATTTTTATTTTTTCATGCTATAACAAACCATGTTTCACTCACTCCCCTATGAGCCGCGCCAGATCGCCGCGACGGAAGCGGTGCTGGAGCGCATCTACGAGGCGGCTCGTAAGGGCCTGCGCGGCGACTCCATGGCGCTGGCGGCCGGGCTGACGCCGCATGAATACCGGACGCTTGTGCAACTCGACCCGATTGCGGAGTATGCCGAGACGAAGGGGCGCGCTGACGGAGAGGCGGAACTGGCCGACGTGATGATGAAGGCTGCAAAGAGCGGCGACACCAAAGCGGCCATGGACATGCTGAAGTTCGCGCACAAATGGACTGCGCCGCAATCGGTGCAGGTTGAGGTCAACCAGACCATATCTATCACGGCGGCGCTGGAAGAGGCCAAGCAGCGCGTCATTGAAGGGCTAATCATAGATGCAAGCGCCGATCTTCTCAGCGACGGACGAGCAGAGGTTGATGGCGACGCTATGGGCGTCGCAGGTGAAGGACGACCCGCTGACGTTCGTGAGGCTGGCGTTTCCGTGGGGTAAGGCCGGCACGCCGCTGGAGGGCCACAGCGGCCCACGCAAATGGCAGCGCGAGGTGCTGATCGAGCTGCGGGACCACATCAAGGCCAACGGCGGTCGTGTAGACTTCCAGACATTCAGGATGGCCACGTCCTCGGGGCGCGGTATCGGTAAGTCGGCCCTCGTCTCATGGCTCGTGATCTGGATGCTGACGACTCGAATCGGGTCGACGACCATCGTGTCGGCCAACTCGGAAGCGCAGCTTCGCAGCGTCACATGGGCGGAAATTACGAAGTGGCTCAGCATGGCCCTGCACAGCCACTGGTTCGAGGTAAGCGCGACCCGCGTCCTCCCTGCCAAGTGGATCGCAGAACTCGTGGAGCGCGACCTGAAGCTCGGCACGCGCTACTGGGGCGTCGAGGGGCGGCTGTGGTCGGCAGAGAATCCTGACGCCTACGCGGGTGTTCACAACTTCGCGGGCGTCATGCTCGTGTTCGACGAGGCGAGTGGTATTGACGATGCGATCTGGTCCGTGGCGGCAGGCTTCTTTACGGAAAATACTCCTAATCGCTTTTGGCTTGCTTTCAGCAACCCCCGGCGCAACTCAGGATATTTCTACGAGTGCTTCAACTCCAAGCGAGAGTTCTGGCGAACCAAGACTGTTGACGCCCGAAGCGTGGAGGGAACTGACAAGGCCGTTTATCAGCAGATTATCGATGAATACGGCCCTGACAGCAGCGCAGCCCACGTCGAGGTCTACGGAGAGTTCCCCAACGCCTCAGACGATCAGTTTATTGGATCCATGCTCGCTGAAGAAGCCATGGCAAGAGCGCCGTCAAAGGATCCGTCCGCGCCGATTGTGGTCGGGGTGGACCCGGCGCGGTTCGGGGCGGATGCGACGGTCATCGCGGTAAGGCAGGGACGCGACATCATCGCGATCCGACGCTACCGGGGCGACGACACCATGGAGGTGGTGGGGCGGGTCATAGACGTAATAACGGAGTTCAGCCCGGCGCTCGTGGTCATCGACGAGGGCGGGCTTGGCGCGGGCGTCGTCGACCGTCTGAAGGAGCAGCGCTACAAGGTGCGCGGGGTGAACTTCGGCCAGAAGTCCGTCAAACCGTTGATGTATGGCAACAAGCGGGCTGAGATGTGGGGCGCGATGAAGGAGTGGCTGAAGACGGCCAGCATCCCGAAGGACCGTTTCCTGAAGTCCGACCTGACCGGGCCGATGATGAAGCCGGACAGCAAGGGCACGATCTTTCTGGAGAGCAAGAAGGACATGAAGGCTCGCGGGCTGGCGTCACCCGACGCGGCCGATGCTATCGCCATAACATTCGCCTATCCCGTGGCGCACCGCGAGGCGCGGCCGATGGACAACAGACGCCGGGTCGGCTATGGTGGGGCGATTTCCTCCGGTTGGATGGCCTCTTGATGGCTAAAAAATCTGTTTCCTTATCTGTTGGCCGTGGTGAGAAGCTGTCCACCAAGGCGGGCGCTGGCCTGACCGCGAAGGGTCGGGCCAAATACAACGCGGCGACGGGGAGCAAGCTGAAGGCTCCAGCGCCCAACCCCAAGACTGAGGCTGACAAGGGCCGGAAGGCCAGCTTCTGCGCGCGGATGGGCGGCGTTGTCGCCAAGTCGAAGAACGCAGAGCGGGCCAAGGCGTCAATGCGGAGATGGAACTGTGGCAAGTAAACCGGGGCTCTACGCCAACATCCACGCCAAACGCGCGCGCATCAAAGCCGGCTCGGGCGAGAAGATGCGCAAACCGGGCGCAGAGGGCGCGCCGACGGCCAAGGCGTTCAAACAGTCAGCCAAAACGAGGAAGAAGTAATGCCGCTCGTGAAGTCTACCAGCAAAGAAGCCTTCCGTAAGAACGTAAAGGCTGAGATGAAGGCTGGAAAGCCGCAGAAACAGGCAGTTGCGATTGCCTACTCGACCAAACGTGCGGCGGCGAAAAAAGGTAAATCCAGTGGCTGCAAGTGATGTCAGGGACGCCGGTAAGGTAGCCAGCGCCGACGAGGGCGACGAGCGCCTGTCGACCATGCGGCATCGCTTCACAGTGGCGATGTCCGCCTACAGCGACACCCGCGAGGACGAGCTGGACGATCTGCGTTTTATGGCGGGCTCGCCGGACAACCAGTGGCAATGGCCGGCGGACGTGCTGGCGACACGCGGCGCGGTGCAGGGACAGACGATCAATGCGCGGCCGTGCCTGACGATCAACAAACTGCCGCAGCACGTCCGGCTTGTGACCAACGAGCAGCGGCAGAACCGGCCGCAGGGCAAGGTCATCCCGGCCGACGAGAACGCGGACCCGGCGGTGGCCGAGGTGTTCGACGGTATTATCAAGCATATTGAGTATCTGTCCGACGCGGACGTGGCCTATGACACGGCCTGCGACAATCAGGTCACCTATGGCGAGGGCTATATCCGCCTCATAACGGAATATTGCCGCGAGGATTCGTTCGATCAGGACATCAAAATTATCCGGGTCAGAAACAGTTTCAGCGTCTACATGGACCCGATGATTCAGGACCCGTGCGGGTCGGACGCGGAGTGGTGCTTCATCACGGAAGACATCGCCAAGTCGGAATATGAGCGGCTATACCCGGACGCGACGCCGATCTCGACGATGATGGCGCAGGGCGTCGGCGACCAGTCGCTGAGCATGTGGCTGTCGCAGGAGACCATCCGCATCGCGGAGTATTTCTACGTCGAGCATAAAAAGGCGACGCTGAACCTCTACCCGGACAACATCACGGCATTCGAGGGCACGCCGGAGGACAAGCGGCTAAAGTCAGTTTACGGCAAGCCGCTGCGCAGCCGGCAGAGCGACCGTCGGCAGGTGAAATGGGTCAAGACCAACGGCTATGAGATCCTTGAAGAGCGGGATTGGGCGGGCAAATGGATCCCGGTCGTCCGCGTCATCGGCAACGAGTTCGAGGTCGACGGCCAGCTCTACATCTCCGGTCTGGTGCGCAACGCGAAAGACGCGCAGCGCATGTATAACTACTGGGTCAGTCAGGAAGCGGAGATGCTCGCGCTGGCCCCCAAAGCGCCCTTCATTGGCTATGGCGGCCAGTTTGAAGGCTATGAGATGCAGTGGAAGACGGCCAATACGAACAACTGGCCGTATCTGGAGGTCAACCCGGATGTTACTGACGGAGCTGGAAGCCCTCTGCCGTTGCCCGAGCGCGCTCAGCCGCCTCTGGCGCAAACCGGCCTCATACAGGCCAAGATGGGCGCTGGCGAAGACATTAAGTCGACAACGGGTCAATACGACAGTTCAATTGGTGCGACCAGTAACGAAAGAACGGGTCGTGCTATCTTGGCACGCGAGCGGCAGGGCGACACGTCGACGTTTCATTATGTAGACAATATGAGCCGCGCGGTGCGTTATATCACGCGGCAGATGGTCGACCTTATCCCGAAGATCTACGACACCCAGCGCGTCGCGCGGATCGTGGGTATCGACGGCGAAGTCGGGATGGTCAAGATTAATCCTGTCCAGCCGGAGCCGGTGCGGATTATCAAGGATCCTATCACGGGCGAGACCATCGACAAGATCTACAACCCGAATGTCGGTCTGTATGATGTGATGGTCACGACCGGGCCGAGCTACATGACCAAGCGGCAGGAGTCCATGGACGCGATGGCGACCATCCTCCAGTCGAACCCGCAGCTTTGGTCTGTCGCTGGCGATCTGTTCATCAAGAACATGGATTGGCCGGGGGCGCAGGAGATGGCGGCGCGCTTCGCCAAGATCCTCGATCCGAAGGTGCTGGAAGGCTCTGACGAGTCGCCTGAAGCGCAGATGATGCGCGCCCAGATGAACGACATGGCTAACCAGATGGAGCAGACTACGGCGATGATCGCGCAGCTCCAGCAGTCCTATGACATGCAAAAACTGGCGATTGACGAGCAAAATAGCCAGATCAAGGCTTACGAAGCCGAGACGAAGCGGATTCAGGTCACGCAGCCGGCCATGACGCCCGAGCAGATCCAAGATATTATTCAAGGCACTGTAGCTGCGGCGCTGGACATGGGCGACATCGTGCCGTCTATGCCGCAACAGCAAATCTTACCGGGGTTTGAGCAATGAGCTGCGCTGATTTCATAGGCCAACTGTTTCTGGCGCGGGATGTCACCCATTCTGTCCATCTGAACACGCGGTCTTACGCTAAGCACAAGGCGCTGGGCAAATTTTACGAAGATGTGATCGGCATGGCTGACGATTTGGCGGAAGCCTATCAGGGGCGCCATGGCTTGATCGGCCCAATCACGCTTCATTCGGCTAAAAAGACGAATAATGTCGTTGATTTTCTTGAAGATAGCCTAAAAGAGGTTGAAGACCTTCGGTACAAGGTTTGCGACAAGGAAGATACAGCGATTCAAAACATCATCGACAACATCGTGGACTTATACCTGTCCACCTTGTATAAATTGAAGTTCCTAGCTTAATATTTGGGGCGCATAATGGCCGACGTAAAAATATCGCAGCTTCCGCAAGCGTCCTTACCCCTTACCGGAACTGAAGTGTTTCCGCTGGTGCAGAACGGCGTTACTGTTCAGGCTCCGGTCGTCACTGCCGGCAACATTGCGTCTATTAACGCGCTGCGCGGGACGGCACCGGCCAATAATGTCGTAGCTAATGTTGAAGGTTATTATACGCCCGGCGACGGCGGCAACGGTCAGTTTTATGCTGTTACCGGCGCAGCCGCCGGCACTTATGTTGATAACGGCGGCACGATCATTGTCCCGACAGGCGGCAACGGATCTAGTGCTTGGCTGCGTATCTATTCTGGCGCAGTTAGCGTCAAATGGTTTGGCGCAAAAGGTGATGGGATTACTGACGATAGATTGGCTATTCAAGCTGCATTTAACACCGCAACATCAGTGTATTTCCCAAGCACCAACAATTCCTACTATATAACTAATAGTGTTAACCCTCGTTCAAACACTGAAATATTCGGCGACGGAAGCACTTCATTAATTAAACTCATCGACGGGTCAATTAACGGTATTTATGTCGTTTCCGTTAGTAATGTAACCATACGAGACATTTCGTTTACCTGCGAAAGTCAGACTTCGTCTACTGTAAGACGGTGCCCTATTTCGGTTTACACTAGCACTTATATTAACATTTTTAACGTATTAATTAATAGTTTTGGTTACAACGGTATTTTATTTTGGGACTCTAGCTATTGCAGGGCTGAAAATTGTTCGATTAACGGTTGTTTTGATCCTTTGTCGGGCGCTACGGGATATGTTCAAGATTCGGCGGACATATCTGTCTACGGTAATTCAAACTACAATACTATAAGCACCAATAAACTTACTGGCGGCGTTAACAGCGAAAATGGCGTGCTGATTCAGGGCGTCGGCGCTAATGTCACACCGATAGGGAATAAAATTTTAGATAATGACATCGACATACATGCTGCGCGCGGCGTTATCCTTTACGCTCAAACAATCTATGACTCTAAAACCTTAATTCAAGGCAATAATATTCGTAACATCCAGGGCACCGCTTTGAGCGGGCAATCAGGGCACGGTATTTATGTGTTGGCGGCTGGTGGCACTATTGTAACGGATAATACGTTGACGAATTGTTGTGTTCAGTCGACAAATTTTGCCACTTTGGCTTTGGGTGCAATTGGTATTTCGATAGGAAATCCGCTTGCCAATCCCGGTATCACCGATTTTTATAGCGTATTATGCTCCAATAATTATATCGTTACTGAAAAAGGTCCTGGCATTGCGGTAAAATCTAGCGACGCCCCTGTATCGTTAATTGGCAACACCATAAAGACGACGGGGACTACTGCCATTCAGAACGAATGTATTCAATGCGTGAATACAAACTCTATTAAGATACACGACAATGTGTTGACGCAGTTAAATAGCAATTATTTTGCTATTAACGTAACGTCATCCAGTTCTTCAGCGATAATAAATAATGCCTCTGTTGAAGGAAATACAGTATCATCGGTCGCTTCCGGTATCCTGTTGTCTATATCATCTACAGGATCTTTTGAAAATTGTTCTGTTGTTGGAAATACTATATCGGGTTGTTCTACCGGCGCGATTTCCATGCAGAAAATTAACAATTTAACTTTCTCAGCTAACGCCATAGATTGCACAGGATACGCCATAAGTGTAACCAACTGCCCCAAGGCAAGCATTTCCGGTAATACTTTTAAGACAACAAACGCCGGAAACTCTTATATATTCACGGGCGCTGCGGGCGGAAATAACGGCATGATTGTTGATGCGTCTAACACCTACAGCGGAGGGTTATTCGCCCATATTGCTGGAACTGGCGGGACAATCATAACATACGGCGCTTCGGCACCGGCCTATTCTGGCGCTTGGGCGGTAGGCGACCGTGTTTTTAGCACAACTGGAACTGTTGGACAGCCAACAGGATGGATCTGCACGATAAATGGAACTCCCGGAACTTGGACGGCTTTGGCCAATCTGTAAACAGGGCTAAAAATGGCTACTTATTATTGGGTCAAAACGTCCGGCGGCTCTCCGACCAGCACAGGCACGTGGGACAATGCGTCTACGGCTAACTGGTCAACATCTTCTGGTGGCGCGCCGGGATCTGGCCCACCCACGTCTGCTGATACGGTCATCTTTGATGCTGCCTCGGATAACGGCACAGGATTTACTGTTACAATTGGCGCAAGCGCTGCCTGCGCTATATTGACCATCTCTGGCGTCGATCAGACGATGACATGGGCTGGGTCGGCCGGTCTTACCATCACGACGACAGCTACATTCCAAGCTACTAATTTTACAAACGGCTATACCGGCACGATCACGATGAGCGGGGCGTCACCCACGTTTTCGGGCGCGGGTAATACGTTTCAAACGCTTTCCTTTACCAGTACGGCGCTCGTCACTTGCACGATCAATGGCGACAATACGTTTAACGGCGATCTCACGTTTGCTAATAGGGCTGCGGCCGGTATCGGCTCTGTTGTGCTTGGTGGCAATCAGACCATTGCCGGCACTTTGACCCTAAGCACTGTCAATGTCGGAAATCGGCGCATTTTTGTGCGTAGTAGCGTAACGGGAACAGCGCGCACGATCACGCTTAACGGCACGTTAACAGCTCCAACAGATGTTGATTTTCGTAATATTACGACCGCTGGAACTGTGGCGCGTCCTTGGACAGGAACGCGGTTGGGCGACTGCACAGGAAATACCGGGATTACTTTTACCGCTGCTCGCACGATTGCTGGCGCTAATCCTGTTTACTGGAATCTAGCCGCTGGGGGCGGTATTACTAGCACAGCATGGGCTAATTCTTCTGGTGGCGCTGTTAACTTAGATAATTTTCCTCTAGCACAAGACGATCTCGTTATCGAAAATACCGGCTTAAATAGCGGTGCTACAATTACTTTTGGCACTGCGTATAATCTTGGTGGGGTAAGCTATTCCACGCGCACACTGCCTGTCACACAAACCACTTCGGTAGGTTTTTCACTGTATAGAGATTATACGTTAAGTTCTAGTGTTACACCGACTGGCACTTTGGGAATTACTTTTTCAAGTCAATCAGCGTCTCAAACTATCACGTCCGCTGGCGTCGCGATCACTAATTTTGTGAACATAGACGCATTTGGGCAGTCTGTAATACTCGCTGATAATTTGACAGTGGCACAAGCTACGCAAAGTAGTCTGAGCAGCGGAACGCTAAATCTTAATGGTAAAACTTTTTCTTGCGCTGTTCTTTCACTTACAGCGACATCTCCGCTTACGCGCTCCATAGCTTTTGGGACGCTAGGCAAAATATCTTTGGTGCAAGGCAATACCGCTGGCGCTATCTGGAACTGCGCTAACGCTACTAACTTTTCGTATACTGGGACTTGTAATATTGAAAGCACTTATTCTGGTGCATCCGGCACGCGCAACTTTTATCATGGCTCTACGGCGGGCGGCACAGAGGCTAACGCCATTTCACTAACAATTACCGCCGGAACGGATACTGTTGTCGTTATCGCAGGTAGTTCACTCAAAGACTTTGTTTTGTCCGCCTTTGCCGGGACTTTTACAAATACGGCGCGCACAATTTACGGTAATCTTACGTTTGGGGCGTCTAATACACTTACAGCGGGCGCTTCTGCAACGACTTTTGCGGCGACTTCTGGCACGCAGACAATTACAACCGCTGGTAAAACGCTTGACTTCCCGCTGACGTTTGCGGGCGCAGGCGGCACTTTTACGCTTGCCGATAATATGACTGTTGGCGCTACGCGGACTGTGTCTTTGACCGCCGGAACTTTGAATGTAAATGGAAAGACGCTCTCGGCGGGTATTTTTTCCACGACTGGATCGACAACACGGTCGATAAGTTTCAATACGTCGACCAGCACCATTTCGATCTCTGGCACAACGACTTCGGCTTGGACGGCTTCGGGTAGCGGCTTTACGACGACGAACACCAATAATACCGGCGTCATCAAGATGACGGCGGCTACAGCCAAGACGTTCACAGGTGGCGGATTTACCTACCCGACACTTGACCAGGCTGGCGCGGGCGCGTTGACCATAGCCGGCAGCAATACTTTCTATGATATAACAAGCTCTTACACAGCTACCGGCGCAACTACTGTTACGTTTACGGCGGGGACGACACAAACGGTCACGCAATTCACCGCTTCCGGTACGTCTAGCAATCAGCTTACGCTGAATAGCACGAGCGCTGGCAACGCTTGGTATTTGAGTGACAGCAGTGGAACCAATTCCATTAGCTATACGACGCTATCCGACAGTCATGCTCAAGGCGGGGCTACTTGGGACGCGTATACTACTAATGGAAACATAAATGGCGGCAGTAATAACAACTGGAACTTTGCAATTCCAGTAACTTATAGCTATTCTGCGGACATCAAATTGCGCTCAATGGCACAGCGCGGGAGATTCTAAAATGACGATGAATGTGAAAGGTATCACGACTTGCATGGGGTATCAGCAGATCACAGATCTGTCTTCAGCGGTCGGATTGACCGTTCCTACCCAGACTCCAAATGGCTCTAATACTAAGGCTAACTTTGCGCTCATTATTGCTGAGACGCAAAACGTGCGCTGGCGCGATGACGGCACTAACCCCACGGCTTCTGTCGGAATGCTGCTCGTGGCAGGAACGCCGCTCCAGTATGACGGCGATCTGTCCCGTATTAAGTTCATCGAGACGACAGGCAGCGCCAAACTGAACATTAGCTATTACGTTTGACGTAATAGCTATTTGTATGTAAAAGTAAACGACCGACTAGCCGGATAGCTAGGTATAGGAGAGCCGCGTGAGCGACGAAGAACAGGCTGTAGCGGAGATCAGCCCCGCGCCGGAACCGGAAGCTACGGCAGCACCGGAAACCGCTGATACGACGCCGGAGGAACAGCAGCCTACAAAATCGTTCTCTCAAGAAGAGTTGGACGCGATTGTAAGCAAGCGCCTAGCAAGAGAACAGCGGAAATGGGAAAGAGAGCAGGCCCAGCGGCTTGCGGAGCAGCAGGTCAAACAACCTGTCGCACCTCCTGCGGACCCCAACGATTTCGAGTCGGCTCAGCAATACGCGGAAGCGTTGGCTGAGCAGAAGGCTCGGGAGATGTTGGCTCAGCGCGAGGCCGCAAGGCAACAGGCCGAGATCATTGAAGCCTATCGCGACCGTGAAGAGGAAGTAAGGGACAAATACGAAGACTTCGAGCAAGTCGCGTACAATCCCAACCTACCCGTCTCGGACGTTATGGCTCAGGCTATTCAGGCTTCTGATATTGGCCCCGAGGTCATCTATTTCCTCGGATCCAACCCAAAAGAAGCCAGCCGTATATTCCGTTTGCCGCCCGTCTTGCAGGCAAAAGAGATCGGTAAGATTGAAGCCAAACTGGTCGACAATCCGCCGGTCAAGAGGACATCAACCGCGCCAGCGCCTCTTGCGCCTGTCACGGCAACCCGGTCGAACTCTGGCCCGAGACGAGACACGACGGACCCCCGGTCCATAAAGGAAATGTCAACGTCGGAATGGATTGAAGCGGAACGTCAGCGGCAGATCAAGAAGTGGGAAGCGCAGAACCGGAGATAAGGAATGTCTAATTCGCTTCTTACCATTGACATGATTACGCGCAAGGCTTTGGAAATCCTTGAGAATAATCTTGTCCTGACCCGTACAGTCAATCGCCAGTATGACGACTCTTTCGCCGTTGAAGGCGCGAAGATCGGCTCGACCCTCCGTATCCGTCTGCCCGACCGCGCGCTGGTCACGGACGGCGCGGCGCTTCAGGTGCAGGACGACAACGAGCAGTATACCACGCTTGCGGTCTCCAGCCAGAAGCACATCGGCGTCAACTTCACGACCGCCGAACTCACCATGCAGCTCGACGATTTCGCCGAACGTGTTCTGAAGCCTCGTATTTCGCAGCTCGCGTCGTCCATCGACGCCGATGTTGCGAACGCCTTCAAATACATCGGCAACTCGGTCGGCACGCCGGGCACGACGCCCGCCACGTCGCTCGTTCTGCTTCAGGCTCAGCAAAAGCTCAACGAGAACGCTGCGGTCATGTCGCCCCGCTACGCGACGGTCAACCCGGCTGCGAACGCCGCGCTGATCGAAGGCATGAAGGGCCTCTTCAACCCGGTCTCGGCAATCTCGAAGCAGTTCAAGAACGGCATGTTCGGCGAGGGCATTCTCGGCTATGACGAGCTGAATATGTCGCAGTCGATCAAGCAGTTCACGACTGGCTCGCGCACGGGCACGCTGACGGTCAATGCTACGGTTACGTCGGAAGGCGCGACCAGCATCGTCGTTACGGGCCTCGGCTCGACGACCGTCAAGGCCGGCGACGTGTTCACGGTTGCTGACTGCTTTGCCGTCAACCCGCAGACCCGTGAGTCGACCGGCTCGCTGTTCCAGTTTGTCTGCCTTGAAGACGTTACGGCGTCCACCACGGCGACGATCAAGGTCAACGCGATGTATTCGGCCTCGCAGGCTCTTGCGACAGTTGACGCTCTGCCGCAGTCCGGCAAGACCGTTACCTTCCTTGGCTCGCCGTCGACCCAGTATCCGCAGAACCTGATCTACCATCGTGACGCAATTGCGTTCGCGACGGCCGATCTGCTTATGCCGAACGGTGTCGACATGGCCTCGCGTCAGGTCCACAATGGTATCTCGCTCCGCGTTGTCCGTCAGTATGACATCAACAACGACCGACTGCCCTGCCGTATTGACGTTCTGTATGGCTACAGCGTCATTCGTC